CGTTTCGCCTGTCACCAGAGCCGACAATTCCGGCGGCAGGCTGGCCAGCACCTCGTTTGCATGGCGGACGGTTGCCGCGAAAAACATGACGCCTTGGCGATCCCGCGATTGCGCTACAACGTCTGCAACAATGGCAGACGTTTTGCGCCCATGGCCGTGGTATGCCTGATCTACCGCCACCGCGTCAAATTTGCCCATCGCATTGGCAACCAACCCGCTTGTGTCATAGCCAGCCGCGCCCACCCCGCCGATAATTGGCGGCGTTAAAAATCCAAGGTCAATTAATTCGCGCGCTTGCACCTTGTAAACGCATTTCACAAAATACGGGTCGCGCGCCACGTCGTCGCCGTTGGTTTTGCCGTCTGGGTGCATCCGGAAAATATAGCCGGATCCTAACCGGTAGGGCGTGGCGGTCATTCCGCAGACCCGCAGGTTTGGATTGGCTTCGCGCATAGCGTCGATGATTGAAATCAATGTGGGCGTGAGGCCGTGGCACTCATCAACAATCACTAGCCCATATTCGGCTCCAAAGCGGCTGATTTTGTTTTTGACGGTTAGCGGCGATCCAAAAACCACGGGATGACGCAATTCCTTGCCCCCGGCGCTGGCCGAAAACATTGAGGCAGGGTTGCCCGTTGCAATGTATTTTCCGCGGTTTTGCACCACCAATTCCGCCGACGGGGCGAGGCACAGCACTTTCTTGCCCGTGCTGACGTGGATCAAGCGGGCAAGTTCTGCAATCATCAAGGACTTGCCCGCGCCTGTTGCCGCTTCAATGCAAAACGGCGACACGCTGCCCCGCATGAATGACCACGCGGCATCGACCGCAGCTTGCTGGTATGCGCGGAGGATCATAGGTCCATCCCTTCTTGCGTGGGTGTAAATGACGCGGGCTTGGCGACAAACAAATCAGCTTGTCGGTGCGCGTCCGTGATCCGCTTAACGCATATGTCAAAATAATCGGGGTCTTGCTCTATTCCGATGAAGCTGCGGCCAAGGTTTACGCAGGCAACGCCTGTTGTGCCGCTGCCCATGAACATATCCAAGCAAGTGCCGCCAACATCGACAACCGCCTTAACGCAGTTTTCCATAAGCCAAAGCGGCTTTTGTGTTGGGTGCTGCCTGTCTGTTGGCGCAAGGCCCGACCACCACGACTTTACGCAGCCGCCAGAAAACCAAGCGCTTGGCAATTTACCATAAAATGCGTGTTCAGTTGCGGACAAGAACAGCTTTTCACCGTTCAAAACGGGTGGATTTGGCTTAACCCAAGTCAAAGGCCTTTCCGATCTATTTGGAAGCGCATCGGCAATGGCGGATAGCTGCCGCCAGTCGCACCAAGCAATAATGCTTGGCACCCTTTCAGCCATCCCTAGCGCGGCTAGTGCAACAGCAGTTGCATTAGCCCCATCCCAATCGCCATAATCTAACCTGCGCAGCCCAGATGATTTCTGGCTTATCCCGTACGGGACATCAGTCACCACGGCATCCACCTTGCCCAGCAACGGCATCACCGCCAAGCAATCGCCTTGGATCAAGCGGCAATTCCCGATTGTGACTTCGCGGATAATCGGGCTTTCCATCATTTCACCTGCCAAGAAAATGACGATTTCCCGCGATAGGGTTCCAAATCAGCATCGGGCATCAAATCCTTGATTGCTTTGGCGTAGGAAATTGAACCAACGCGGTCCACGCGGGTTAGCTTGCGGCCTGCAAATACAGCGTTTTTGTCGCCCGCGATCCGCACCATGTCAGCGATCAATTCCGCCTTGCGTTCGGTCGCGCAATCAATCGCCTCCTGTATCTGGTCAAACTCTCCCATAATCCGCCATGCCTCTGGCGTATCAATGTCAGTGCGCAATGGTGCCAAGTGCGGTGCTGCGTTATGTTCAACCTCATGCAGATATTCCGCATGGAATTGACGCAAGATCGGCAAGTTTTCCGCCTGCCATTCATGGCTGACAGCAGCATATTCACGGCTTGTTGCCTTGGCCGTCCATTGGTAAAAATGCCAGCCAGCGCGACCTGTCACCCAAAGGCTAAATTGTACCTGCGCCAAATAGTGCGGCTGATCGGCCAGCGTCTTAAATTTCGGCGCGGCATCATTGCGCAAGCCAAACGGGCATTTTATTTCAAGCCCCTGACGATCTCCAATCAATCCGTCAGGGCTTGCCCCGGCCCAATCCTCGCGAGTGACAAAGCCAACGGCCTGCACGTCTCGGCCCGTTTCCATTTCAAAATCAATCAGCGCCCCGGCTTCATTATTGACGCCGTATTCTGTCGCGATGTTGCCTTGAAATTCGTTTTCAGCGCCCAAAGTTTCCCGCACCATTCGGCGCATAACATCCGCGCGGGTGGCATACGGCGCAACGCCAAGAATGGCCCCAACGCTTGATGCCGTTATCCGTCCCTTGCGTGCTTCAAACCATTCGATTGATCTTTGTTCCATTAATAAGCGCTCCAATTTTTAGACCTCATAAACTCAAAAACCTTTTCCCATCTTTCGTCTTTGCTCAAAGACATGAAATGGTTAAACTGTTCAGCTTCTACGTTTGCGGCTGTATTGCCGGTTTCCTCTTGTTCAATATGCGCGTCACACATACCCAATCCGCTATTTTGATGCGGCTCTCCGCAAACACTGCAATAACGTCTCGACATTTCAACAATCCTTTTTTTATTTAACGCGCGGGGCGGCTTGAATACTCAAGCTAATCGGTCACCACCTTCGCCCCGCGTCTTTTAGTTGTTTAGGTCAAAATGGAATCGAATCCCCATCCAAATCACGCCGCCCGGTTCCGCCGCCCGATTGTGGCTTGGGCTTTGATGCCGCTTTAACATCAATACCCTTGGATTTTGGGGCAACCGCCGAAACCCAATTGCCGGAAATAGTCGCGCCGGTGTTGCGGTCCTCGACTTCCCACAGCCGCGCCGTGATAATCATTGGTTTGTTACAAAGGTGCAGCGCCAATTCATCATCGCTTGGCTTGCCAGTCTTTTGGCCCAGCTTGCCGCCAGCGTTGGCATCAATCGCCGCCAGCATCTTGCGTGCTTTGTCGCGTTTGGCCAGTGCCTTGGCGTCGTCTTTCGCGCTTGGGTCAAAATCCGTCACCCAGATTTTATGAAAAATCTTGCGGTTTGCGTATTCGTCTGGGCTGACAATCGACCAAGTTGCCTTGATATATTCGGCCCCGCTTCCGTCCTGTTGGGTGTTTGCCCATGCCACCGCGTCAATGATTGCCAGCACGTTTGAGCCATCCGGGATTGGATCAAATTTACCACCGCCCCCGTCAAATTCTTTTTTGCCGTCATCCGTGGCGCTGCCGCCTTCACTGAGATCCCAAAAAGCCATTTTATTCTCCTTCTTTTTTGGTTGTTGTTTCGGTTGTTGCCAGCCAGCTTTCGCCAGCCACAATATCAGCCCCGCCAAGCGCCGGGATAACCGCTGCAAGAGGGTTTACGCCCGCCACAAATTCCAGCGGTTCGGTGATGCCAAAGCGGTTTTTGCTGACGTTGGCGGCGCAGGCGTGGACGATCAATTGACGGTCGCCCGTGCTGAAGGCTTTTTTGCGTTCGCCCTCATCGCCCTTTGTAAAGGTTTCGAGTTTGAGAAACCCTACAACGTCCACGTCATCGACATATGGCGGCAGGGACTTGGCGGGCAGGCGTAGCGAGTAGCGCATATAGTCGTCACTGTCGGGAAGCCTCATCGTTTCAACATCTGCGTGCGCAATGAACACAACGTGCATCCCGCGCTTTGTGTTAAGCAACCCTGCCGCTTTTCTGACACGCTGGTGCATTGCGACAACGGCTGAAGTCCCCGCCCCATATCCGCCGAGGGCTTGGTTGATGCTTTTGGCCTTTGGGTCTTGCGCCAAAACATCGGCCAAAAACATCCGTTCCAGCGCAGTCACGCTGTCAATCACCAATGTCTGATAGTCGTGATCGTCGTGGATCAGGGCCTTCAGTTGATCCCAAAGCATTGCGGTCCCGGACAGCACTGGGAAAGCATCAGGCCGATTTTGGCGTGCAACGGATTGCATCCCATCCTCGGCACGAATAAAGATTGGCTTTGGGAATGTCGCGGCTAGGCTGGTTTTGCCCATCCCGCTATCGGCGCAAATCGTAACCAGCACGGCCCGATCCTGCGGCGTTTCAATTGAGTCCATATGGCTCATTTTGTCTCTCTCTCTGCCCATTGGGCGTGCATGGCGGGCCATGCTCTAAATCCCGCCCTGTTGTTTTAGGGCTTGCAAAACAGGTTGTCAAGCGGCATTTTGCAGCTTAGAAGCGTTTCTATAGCGCATCACTAAAGGGGCAAGAAAATGGATATTGACGAAATCAGGGCAACGCTGGCTGATCGGCGGTTGGACATTGTATCAGAGGGGTCGGGCGTACATCGCAGCACCATTGCGCGCATCCGCGACGGCAAGACCGTTCCGACCTTTTACGTTGTGCAAAAGCTGGTTGCATATTTTGAGGCAAACAAGTGACCGCGCCGCCTGTTGCATCGGCAATCGTGAAAATGTCGGCGGCGATTGAGCGGGCAATAAAGACCTGCCCGGTTGCTGCGTTTGAAATCATCTGCGCCGTGATCGAGGATGGTCGGGCCGGGTCGCCACTGCCCGTCATTTCATCAACCGACGATGACGCGCATTGGTGGGCGGGTCTGGCCAACACGATTGAGTTGGAGGCGTATTTGTACGCTATCGCATTGCGTTTGGCTGAAACTGAAATTCACAGCAAAACCCGCAAGCGCCTTGTGGCGAAATTATTTAATGGCATGGCCGCGCATGATCAGGCGGCCTTTTTGTCTTGGGCAAAAAAGGAAAAAACAGAATGAACGATGGGGATTTTGACGCCAGCGATTTTGCAGATTTTGACGCTAACGATTTTGGGTCTGACTACAAAGCACCCACGCCGGACAAATTGGAACGCCCCGGCCCCGCGCTGCCGTTTTCGGTTGATGACGTGGACCTGCAAACCCCGCCGGGTTTTGTTGGTGAAATTGCAAACTGGATCGACGGGCAGTGCCGCTATAAACGCCGCAATTTATCGGTGGCCACTGCCATTGTATCGGTCGGCAACATTGGCGGATTGCGGCATGTGGATTCCCGCGATGGGGTTACGGCAAATATGATGGCTTTTTGCGTGGCGGCATCGGCTACAGGCAAGGAAGCAGTGCAGCAAGCAATGGCTGAACTGCACCGGGCGGCGGGGCTTGGCGGCGCTATGCAAGGCGCAATTAAGTCGGAACAAGAGATAATGCGGAACCTGATCGAGCATCAGCCCGCGTTTTATTTGGTCGATGAAGTCGGGATTTTGCTTGGCAAGATCCGCAACGCGCAAAAGAAGGGCGGGGCCGCATATCTTGAAGGGGTATTCGGGGCGATTATGTCAGCCTATTCCAAAGCCAATACGCACCTATTGCTGGGCGGTGACATCAAGCGCGAGTTGCGCAAGATTTACGGGATGGCGCTGTCCCGCGCCCAGGACGACGGTGACGCGCCAACCATTGCCCGCGCGGAGCGCATGCTGGGGATGATTGACAACGGGCTAGAGCGGCCCTTCCTGTCGCTGGTAGGGTTCACGACGCCTAGCACGTTTGACGGCATTATGGACGGCGAAACCGCCACGCAGGGCTTTGTGGGCCGGTCGATCATTGTGACGGAAAAAGACATAAACCCGGAGGCGCGTGTTGGGTTTAAGCGGGTGCCATTGTCGGACGGATTGCAGATCCAGCTTGCCGCGCTTTACAACGGCGGAGCGTTTGACGCGATGCAAAAAGGATCGGCCAGGATCGAGCATTACGGCGATATGCAGGAAATCGGAACCACGCCTGAGGCTGACAAAATGTTGCTAGATATTGCGTCTTGGTTGCACGGTTATGCGGATGATATGGGCGAGCATACGGGCGAGGCATCAGTGGCAATGATTCGGCGGTCGTATGAGATGATTGCCAAAATCAGCTTCATTCTGGGCATCCACGGCGGCACCAGAACGGCAGAGCATGTGCGCTGGGCATTTGCTTATGTGCGGCAGGAGATCGACGCCAAGATCGCGTTGGTGTTCGCGAATGACAACGCCAAGGACAGGCCGGAGGAGTCGATTGCCGCGCGGTTAATGTCGTTTATTGACCCAGATAAGGGGTGCAGTATATCGGTTTTGTCCAACCGTATTCGCATGAAACCGGCTGCGCTTTTGCCGATTTTGGAGAAGATGAAGGCGTCAAAAATGATTGATGAGGTAAGCCGGGGCCGAAAATATCGGGGTAAGGCGGTCACGGTTTGGGTCACGATTCGCGCCTGATTAAAATTTAAGCAAACAATTAAAAAAGCGCCTTTCGGGGCGTTTTTTTGGTTTTTGGGGTAAAGTGTTAAACACTGTTTAAGATTAAAAGGGGCATTGATAAGATGTAAGCTTTTGATTTTGAAAGAAAAAAGACGGTTGTAAACATGTTAATCATAAACAGCCCTATAGACATATATATACCCTCTAGAGTTACCCCCTTTAAGCACTTCTCTAAGGATGGTTTTGGGACTAAAAAAAGTAGTATCTAGTATTATAATAAATGATTAAAAGAGACTTAACCCATTGTTCTTAGGGCCTTCTTTCTTAAACACGGCTGTGCAAGATGTGTTTACAATGATTATCTTTGTTTTGGTGCTTTTTCCCTTGCCTCGCGCGTTTTTAGCGTTTATGGTAATCCTAAGGAAACGGCGAAAGCCACCAACCCAAGGAACCTGACAAAATGACAAGCCAGAGCATCAATCAAATCACCGCCCGCGCAGCACAGGAAGTTGCAGAGTTTATCGGCGTCACAGCACAGGTTGCCATGCGCGACCACGCAGACGCGGTTTTCAAAATGACCTGCGCAATCATGGCTGCCCGCGCGGCCTGATCAACCCTCGGCGGCGGCTTAACAGCCCCGCCCAACAACCCA